AGGTGCGCCCTCCAACAGCATGGCTATTGCCCACGGCACAATCACCAGCGCTCCGGCACCGGAAAGGACACCAAGCACCAACCCGCCAAAGCCGGCGAACAACGACAGAATTCCGAAAAAACGCAGGATGCCCTTGGCCATTGTCTTACCCCTCCCCATGGAATGGGCAGCATAACGGTAAGGCGAGGATCCGCCTACGGCGCGCCTGTGGAGGAGTGAGGCGCTGCATCCGGAGACGACTAAAGGCCGTGCGCAGTCTGCCGGCATGAATAGGGCAGTTGGTAACGACGTCGCGGACAACTTGTCCACTGCATCGTACGCCGAAGACCAAGCCGCCGAGAACCTTCATCGTTCTGACCTTACGGCCCTTGAGCGCGATGAACAGATTTCCCGCTGGGTTGAGCTGATCGATCTGAAGAGAATTTCTCGTCAACCTGACGAGAAAATAGAGCGGGGGCGCCCGGAGAGCGGACCCGCCGCCGCAAAGAGGCCTATGAGGCGCTGCACCCTGAATCCAAGGCTGGGGCAGTGCGGGCCAAGGCTGCCAATTCGGCGATGGGAAATAACGTTGACGACAAATTGACGCCAACGTTTACGCAGGACACCGCCCTGAAGACAGGTCAAGACATCCGCAAGGTGCAACGTGATGTAGAGCGCGGCGAGCGGAAGCCGCCCATTCCGCCAGCGCCCGCGCTCGGCAGTAGAACTACTTATATACCAACGTTTTCGGTCCAAAACGGCCCACTGCTCGTAAACCTCTCGCAACCAAAGAGGCAGCGCGCGTGAATAAGTTAGCTCGATACACCATTGCACTGATCGTCATCGGAGCCGGCATCTCCGGCTTGGTATTCTGGCGCATGAACGATCCGGTGACGGCCGCCAAGACGCACTGCGAAAGCCACCTGGAAGAGGCGACGGGGATTGATCACGATCTGGGCGACGACACATCGATGCATGTGACGGGCGACGACAGGAATGGAATCGTCCAAGTCGCGTTCCTTCGCGGCGGCTCCCTGCACATCGCTAAGTGCATCATCGAAGATAGCGAGGTGACTCGCGTGCTGGTGAACGATGTGTCAGCGCCGGGCCCCTAGGCGGTGCGCTATCGCACATGCGAGTTTGAGCATGACGAGACCAAGCGCGCCGAAGTGGACGGCAGCGCTTGGCCCGGTGCGGATCGCGACGGCATCGGGCGCGCCAGGGGTGGACAGCCGGCCTCGGGGGGCTTGACGAGAGGCCGGGAGCTCACCACTATTGTCGCGCCCGTGAAGCCTTCTGCATGAAGGTGGAGGAACCGGCCCCTGCGGCTTCTGACGGCCGCACCAGGTTTGGCAACGCGACGCGAGGAGTGCGTCTGTCAGTTGATCCAATCCATGGAGGGCTTGCTATGCCTCTTTCCGAATACGCCATCCGTCGCCGTCTCGCCAAGGCGGGTTACCGCTTGGAGAAGACAGCTTCCCGCCACTGGTCGCGTAGCTGGTACGGGCCGGGCTACATGGTCGTTGACGGCACGAACACGGTGCGCCTCGGCGCCTTCCAGCGCCCCTATGACGCCACCCTCGACGACGTGCGGGAGTTTGTCGCCGGCCTGTGACGCTCAGGCGCCAGACCCTCGTGAGCCTGGCGCCACCCTCACGCCAGGTCGCTCCTGCGCAGGCCGAACCGGCGCTGCACGGCCTGTGCGCCCCGGCCGTTGCCCTGGAACTGGTTGACCATCTCGTCCTCAACGAGCTTCCGGATGGTCGCGGCGATGTTGATCGCCCCATCGGCGCCGCGGCTCTGACGCACATCGGCGGTCTGGCCGGGCAAGGTCTGCACCGATACGTTCACCACCGGCATGCCGCCTGCGCCGCGCGCCACATCGCCGGACCTGATCTGCGGCAGGGTGGGTGCCACAAGCCCGCCGCTGGAGAAGCCCGCGAGGCGGTCCAGGAACCCCACGCCGAGCTCGCGTGTGCGATCGGCCGGAATCACGTATTCGCCGCGGTGGACTACGCCTGCCGGCTGGTACTTGCCTCCCGAACCGGTGTAGCCGCCACCCGCGAAGCTGCCAGGGGCACCGCTGAATCCGGCAAACAAACCGCCGATGCCTCCGGCACCGTTGCTGGGGAAGATCGTGTTGAGCGCCACGTCGAGTAGCTTGTCCGCCACCTTGCCGAGCGCGTTCTCGAGCGCTGCCGCCGCGCTTACGCCGCGTTGCATGTCGCTGATGAACCCGCCCAGCACATCGCGGCCTAGGTCGTTGAACTCGGCGGCCGATTCCTGAACCTTTCCCTGCGCTTCGGCGAGTTGGGCGGCGGCGACGGACGCATCTGCATAGCTGGTCGCCAGCGCGTCGATTTGCGCTTCCAGCTTGGGCGTGATCGCCAGCCCCGCCTCGGTTGCCGCTTGCGTCAGGTCGTACTGCGCCCGCGCCTTCTCCAGCGCGAAGCCGTAGTCGTTCACCAGCGGGTTGAGGCTCGCTTGTGCCTGCGTCTCTGCCACAATCGCACCCGTGCGATCGCGGATGGCCGCGGTAAGTCGCTCATAGTCATTCACGCGCTCACGCGTTGCCTTGCCGTCATCGACCACCGGCGCGTCATTGATCGACACGGTGCCGATACCGGTGCGGGCCATGGCAGCCCCGCCTCGGCGGCTTGAACCAGCCCGCTTGGTGCCCGGCTGCGGCGTGGTGATGCCGTACTTGGCGAGCCCTTCCGGGGAATAGTCCACCCCAATCGCCTCGCCGATCTTCCGCCATATCGGGCTGTTGCCGATCTCTGTAAGATACGAGCCGAGACCTTTCAGGCTGGTCACGGCGCGGTCGATCAGCCCCGGCAGGCCTTCGATGACGGCGCCGACCTTCGACAGGTTGGTGGCGGCGTTCTCGCTGGCGCCCGTCGTCTTGTCGAGCTCGCCAACGACTGCGATCAGCGCATTGCTGACGCGGGTCATGCCTTGCGAGACGGTGCCGGTGGCCTTCGCCGCCTTCTGCTCGAGTTGCGGCATACCGGCGAGAAACGCGCGAAAGAATGCCTCGCTCGAGACCTTGCCCGCCAGCACCAGATTGCGCAGCTTGGACACGGAGCCGCCGGCTTCCTCCAAGCCCGTCGCCACGGTCTGGAGAATGGTCGGCGTGCCCTCCAGCATCGAGTTGAATTCTTCGGCACGCACGACGCTTCCGCCGAGCGCCTGGCCCAGCTGCAGCAGCGCCCCGGAAGCTTCCTGGGCATCGGTGCTCCCGGCTCGCAGCGCAACAGCGATGCCCTCGGTGAACCGGGTCAGTTCCTGACCGGAGACGCCGAGTTCGGTTTGCGATTGCGCCAGTCGGGAATAGAGCGTCACCAGGGGCTCGATGGCCGTGCCATTGCGCTGCGCGATCTCGAACAGATTACGGAAGGTGCCGGTGAGCGCGTCGCCCTCCAGGCCGACAACCTTGAGCCTATTTGTCAGGTCTGTGTAGGCCGCAGCCGCCTGGCCGATCTCACGCACGCCGAGCGAGGCCACCAAGCCGGCCGCCGCTCCCTTGCCGAACGCGCCGAGAGATGTGGCAGCCGAGCGACCGATGGCTTCGAATCGGGACTCCAGCCGCTTTGTCGCCTGGCCGGCGCGTCGCTCGATTTTACCGAAGTTGTCGTTGGCGGCAGCGCTGGCGCGGGCCATGCCCTTTTCGAGTTTGTCGACGCGCGCCAGGACTTCGACGGTTAGCTTCTTGGATTCGGGGTTAGCCACGGCATCAGCTCCTGCGGCGATAGAGTGGTATACGTGGGACCGTCGTTCGCCATGGCGCGACCCACAGCCATGATGGCGGCCACTGCCGGGTCGATGCGGTCGGTGGATTTCTTCTTGTTCGGCCGACGGTTCTCAGACGCGTCGGCGTCAAGCACCACGTTTCCGACGGCCCATCGCAGCACGGGGTTGCCGCCGTGCAGCAGCCGGCGCTCCATGAAGGCCGTTTCGAACTCGGTGACGGGCCGGGCGAAGGTGGCCAGCCGCTGGGGGAACTCCACCACCGGCAAGCCATCGGCATCGAGGGATCGCATCATCTCGCCGGCCGACCACGGATCGAAGTTTATTTCCTGTACGTCCAGATGCGCACACAGGGCTCGAATGCGCTCCTCGATCATGCCACGGTCGATGACATCACCTGGGCATGCGGTGAGGAAGCCCTGTTCCTGCCAGAGCGGATATGGGGCGCTGTCCAGGTCCGCTCGTCTGCGTATGCCTTCTTCAGGGCAGAATGCCTCGACGTGCAGGACGTGCCGGCCGTCGGGCACCTCAATGCAAGCCGCAATGGCGGACAGGTCGATGCGCTTCGACAGGTCAACGGCGAGGTAGGCCTTGGCGCCTTTCAGCGCTTCCAGGTCATAGGGCTGGCTGTTCTCGTCCCAAATGCAGAGATCCCAAGCCGGTTCGGCAGCGCCGTCGAGCCACACATTAAGATGCAGCTGGCGGAACATCTCACGATCGGCGGGCCGGTGCTGGGCTTCCCGCACCATCTGCCGCAGGCCGTCGAGATCGGGATAAGGCGGCTCGCAGGACAGGCCGGGGTTAACACGGTGCCACACGGCCTCGTCGCGCCAATCCTCGTCAGGCTCGGCCTCGAACAGGATAGGCAGGAAGGCCTCGTCCTCGATGGCGCCCGTCGCGACCTGCCGCGCATAGGCGTACATGTCGTAAGCGACGTTCTCACGGCCGATGCCTGCCGTCGTGGTGACCACCAGGAGCGAGCCGGGAGTCTTCACCAGGCCGGTCTTGATGGCGTCCCACAAGTCGCGCTTTTTCCAGGCGTGCAACTCATCGACGAGGGCGAACACCGGCGTGCGGCCATGGGCAGTGGCGGCGTCGGCCGACATGGCCCGATAGAACGCCCCCGACTTGCGATGGGTGATACGGCTCTTGGTGTCCTGCGGGTGCATCGCCTCGGCGAGCCGCGGATGTGCGCCGATGACGCCGGTCATTTCCTCGAAGGCAATGCGGGCCTGGTCACGATCGACGGCGGCCGATACCACCTGCGAGCGCGGAATGCGCTCCGGCCCGACCGTATGCAGCATGGCCAGCGCAGCGCCCAGCGTGGTCTTGCGATTGCCTCGCGGGATGAGGGCGAAGACCGTCTTGATGCGCCGCGTACCGTCCGGCCGGGTGTCGCCGTAGACCCTGCGGATTAGCCTTTCGGCCCAGCGATCCAGCTGAAACGCCCGGCCCGGTAAGCTGCTCTTGGGGTGCTTCAGCGCGCGAATGAAGCGGACGGCGCGCTCGCCCTTGCCGTGCGGGTCGGGGATGGGGGAGTCGTCGAAGAGCCAAGAGGGGTGGGACGTAACGGCGGAATCCGCCGTTACGTCATCTGGGTGAGACGCAAGCGAAGAATTTTCGTTTGCTACTTTGTTGAGCGGCGGGTGGTTGGTGCTTAACTCGTACGCAACGCCAAATTCTGGCGTTGCGTCAGATATCCCCGAGGTCGTCGGCGGGGTCGTTTCCAATCGCCCCTCCCTTGTTTTTGCTTCGGCTGGCCGGGGTGCCGCCGAGCTCGATCAGCAGCCGGCGCGCCGCTTCCTGGTGTTCCTTGAGGATCGCCGTCGCGGGGTGTCGCTGCGGGCCGCGTGCGCCCATGATCACCAGCCCCTCGCGGGCGATGATCTCCTCCGCCTCGCGGATGCGGGCGACGCTGATGCAATAGGACTCGACGCTCTGCAGTTCATGCACCGCCAGCTTGCGGTCGTGCACCAGGATCGGAACCAGCCGCTTCCATTCGGCCTTGGCATAGGCCGGCAGCCATTTCGGTGGCGGGGGCGCCTTGTCGAGCGCACCGTCTACGGCGGTGATCTCCGCCTTTCGTCCACGGGCCATTCTCAGGCTCCTTTCGCGACGCAGCGCAGTTCCAAACCGCGGCGCCGGCCGATTTCTTTCATGTCTTGGAGATCGAACACGGTGCCACCCGCCACGACGCGATCGGCAAGCGTTACGCCGTCCAGCCACCGGGTGCGGAACACCGTTACGTTCTCGGAGGAGGCCCCGTAGTTGCGGATGTACTCGGTGGTCGACGCCTCGACGACCTGGGCGCGCATCGGCGCGGCGAGAGGCGTCCAGCTGTAGACGGGCGTGCCGAACTCATCGACGACATGCGTGCCGCGCTCGATGACTATGCTGCGATCCAGCTTGCCGGCGCGCATCACAGTTCCTCCGCGAACAAGGTGACGCTCACCACCGCGTGGGCATGCTCACCATCCGGGTCGCGAAAGAAGCGGCAGTCTTGGGTCATGATGGAAAGCGAGTAGCCATTCGCCTCAACATCAAGGCCGCGGAGCGCACGCTGCACTGTCCCGGCGATCGTCTTGCACTGCGCCAAGCCAGGTTCCTTGGTCCACACGTGAATGTCGCCGTAGACCTCCCATGCCTCGATGCACTGCGCGCTGGCGTCGACGGTGTAGCCGTCGCCGACAATGATCAGAGGCGTGACTTCCGGGCGAGCATTTCGGTCCATGATGTTGCCGGCCGGGACCAGCGCGGTAACGCTGCCAGATGCCACGAGCACGGCGCGGATAGCGGCCTGGGCCGCGAGTGATGGCTCGCTCATTTCGACCATGCCTCTCGGATTGCCTTGCCGATCGCGCGGTCTATGCGGCGCCGGACTCTATTCTTAAGGGTGTTGACGGCTGGCCAGAAAAACCGGTTCTGGCTGTTCGTCGCAGTGCCGTATTCCTGGAACAGCGCGGCCTCGTCATCGACGACGACGGTGACGGCGAGATCCACCGGGCCGGGTTCCGTATGGATGCTGGCGGCAAGCTCGCCGGTCTCTTCGGGGGCCAGGTACTTGGCTCGCGCCACGATCTCATCAGCGCCGGTCTGGATGGCCGGCCGGACCTTGTCCCGCACATCGCGGGGGATGGCCTTGAACGCCTTGTCGAGCGCCACCAGATCCCTGTTACGAGCCATCGACATACCCCGTCAGGTAGTCCCGGCGCGCAGCAATCACATCGCGCACGCCAAGCGGCACGGATGCGATGGTAAGGCCGACGACCGTGGCCTCGCGGTTCTCGAAGGCGTGGGCCATCAGCTGCAGAACCGCCTCGATCAGGTCAGCCGGCGCGGTCTCGAAACGGTCTTCGATCGCATAGCCCAGCCAGCCCGTGAGCAGAGCCTGGGCCGAGTCGATCTTTGCGGAAATAAGGTCGTCATCGTCGTCTTCGGTGACGCCAAGATGCTTTTTTGCAAGCGATAGGTCGACTATGGCCATGCTTGTGTTCCTCTGCAATGCGTTTAACGCATGCTGAATCAAGGCCATTTGGCCTTACGAAATCTGGATTGGGGCGAATTGCTCGCTGTAGTGCGGCGGGTGGTCGGGAGGGCGAGGCAAAAGTCGCCAACCACCCCCGGTATGCCATGCGATTATCGCATACCTCGACCGAATGCCTGCGTGCGTGCGGTGATGCGTGAGTGGCATGATCGGCAAAGACATTGCAGATTTGCAACCTCAAGCCTCAAGTCTGGTCGCTCGCGCACCGATATGAGATGATGCACTTCGGCTGATGGCTGGCCGCAGGTGCAGGTGGGGTGCTCCGCGAGCATCCGCTTCCGCAATTGCTGCCACGCATGATCATACCCACGCGCTGCAGCGCTGGGGCGTGCCGCGTCGGCCTTGGCTACGCGCTCACGGCGGGCCGCTACCTGGCAGGTGCAGGTGGCACCACGCTCCACGAGCCGGCCGCAAGAGCATAGACGTTTCATGGATTTGCCTTGAATAAGAGGGGCTAGCCCGGCAGAGCTAGCCCCGTGAGTCCTTGGCCGGGGAGTACGCCGGCTGGTGCTCGCGACCGTTACCGCCTTGAACCTTCACAGTTCCCCGTGGGGTGGCGCCAGGCAGGCGATATTCCCGTTGTTCGGCGGGCCGCTACGCGCCGTCAATGTCCGGCGCCGGATTGGATCAGGCCACGGGCCGGCTGGCCGCGTTGCCCTTGACGGCTACCGCGCCGAGCGCAATCGAAGTGCCGCCGGCCTTTGTCAGCGAGAGGCGCACATAGCGCTTGAATCCCGAGTAGCCGACCTTGTATGTGCTCGCCGCCACCAGCGTGGCCGGGACGGTCCCCTGCACCGCAGAAGCCGCAGCGTCGGTGAAGCCGGAGCCGGAAGCATCGGATTCCTGCACTTTGATACCAAAGTCACCGGATCCCACGATGGCGCCGGTGTTGATGATGAATCCGACCGAGCCGAAGCCCAGGGTGTCGACGGCAATGCCATCAGCGGCAGATGCCTGAACGCCCGGCGCGATAGCTTGGACGGCGCCGAAGTTATTGATGATATCGCGCAATGTGCGCTCCTATAGAAACGCGACGACCGCCCCGAAGGGCGGCCGGTCGCAGGGGAACGGGGATGTGGGTGCTTGCCGCCAAAATGGCGCTAAGCAGGCGTCAGGACGTCGTCATCTTAAGTTTCCGCAGGCGTGCGGCCTGCAGCACGCCGCCGCCAACTCGGCGGTTCGCATGGATGCGGGTCAGGCCATTGCCGCGACGAGTGTACGGGTCAACGAGGATGTCTAGGCCCAGCCGATCGAGGATCCTGTAGGCTTGGAAATCGCCATAGATAATCGGGAACGAACCGCTCTCGATGTCGGGCATATCGACCATCTCGACGACGGGACGGCCGAGAATCGTCTCAGGCTGGCCGGCTTGATAGCTTGGCTGCCAAAGGTAATTGCCCTGGCCATCCTTGAGCTTCCTGATGGTCGCCAGAGTGGTCCCGTTCATGGCCCACGCACCAGCGTTCCGGTAGGTGGCCGGGAGCGCGTAGAGCAACGTGATCAGGGCATCGGCCTTGAGGTCGGTGGCGTGGCCGTTCGCCGTGAAGGCGATGTCCGGGTTCACCATGAAACCTTCCGGCTCCAGGGCGCCGTTGCCCCACACGAAGGCGGTAGCCTCCTTTTTTCCGAAATCCTCAGCGAGAGCTGCGCGGACTTCGACTTCTGCCTGAGGAGCGTCCGCAAGCAGGCGGTTCGAGATGTCCACGAAGGTGGCGAGCTCCTTCACGGCCAGTTCCTTCTGACCAAAAGTGATCCCCGACTCGGTGCGGGTTTCCGTCTCACCGACCCACCTTGCGTTCGTGATGTCGCCGCGCGTGGGGTAGATCGTCGACGGGGCCGACGTGCCACGCACCGACGCTACTGCACGGATCGGGCTGTATTCGATGAGGTCTCGAATTATCTCAGTGGCGAGTTCCGGCGGGGCCAGATATCCGCCGCCGGGATCGCTGGAGACCGTAAGGGCCTTCAGTTCTTCCGCGGGCGTGGCATCGCCCAAGCGCAGGTACGTCGCAAAGGCCTTGCGCTCGGCGGACGGCTCGTCATCGGTCTTGCCGATGGGGCGCGTGGACTTCGCCTCGAGCTTGTCGAGGCGGGCCGCGAGGGCGGAGGTGTCGGCCTTGGTTTCAACGGCCTTCAAGCGCTCGTCGACGGTCTTGGTGAGGTCGTCCAGCGCCTTGGTGACGATGCCGGTGGCGTCGTCCTCGCCGGCCGACTTCAGTTCGATGGGGGAATGATAGGTCATGCTAATGCGCCTCCTTGGCGCGCAGGGCCGCAGAGGCCGTGTTGATGATTTCAGCGAGCCGGATGGCATCCGCCGCGGACTTGGCGCTGGTGACGCGTGCGCCGGGATGGCTTGGGATGGTCACCAGGCTGCACTCCAAAATGTCGAGCGCAGAGATGGTCCGGCCGCCTTTTCGGGGCGCGGACTTTCGGGTGACGAAGCCGATGGACAAGCCACCGACGGCGCCAGATTTGACGAGGGCGTGGATCTCGCGCGCACGCGCAACCTCACCGATTAGGAGGCGGCCCTTCACCTCGAGCCCCTTGTCGGTCTCGCGCACCTCATCCCAAACGCCCACCGGGTCGTTCGGGTCATGAAACGCGAGCATGGGGAGCGCAGCCGGCGAGCCGGCGAAGGCGCCTTTGACGATGACATCGCCAACGCGATCTGGCGTGCCGAACGGCCAAGCCGTGCCGGTGATGGTGCCGGCGTCATCGGCCGCGATGGCCGTTTTCAGTTCAAGCCGCTGCATCGGCCACCTCGTCAGTCCACACGGCATCGCTTTCGCTGATGCCGAAAAGGGCAGCCGACAGCACAAACGCGGCGAGGTCGGCGTACTGCCCCGGCCCGTTGCGGTTGATGGCCGCGGCGATCTCGGGAGCGGTAGCGCGGCGTTCGACAGCCGACGCGCCGAGGCGGGCGGTCAGGCGCTCGAGAGGCGTAGGCCCGTGCAGCGCAAAGGACAGCACCAACTCAACCTCGTTGGTGGACCATGTGCCCGCCTCGAATTTCTTCAACACGGCATAGGCGCTGCCGCCTAGTACCGCGTCCAAGATCGAAAGGCTGTCGCGGCGAACAGTTAGGCGGTGTTCGTGGCCGCTGATGGTGGCCCTGATGCTATTGACGAGCATTCGGAACTCCAGCCGCGCTCGGCGGCGTTGCGTTGGTTATTGCGGGATTGATGAAGGTCTCGCCGCCGGCATAGGGCTGTAGGCCCTCCCATTGGCGGGCCTCGTTCGGGTTCAGCACCCGCGAGGCGATCAAGCTGGAATATGCCGTCGCACGCGCGCCGAGGTCGGCACGGGTGAGGTCGTCGCGATCGATGACGATGCGCAGGCCAGACTCACCAGCCAGCAAAGCCCGGCCAAATGCGGACTCGACGGCGCGGAGCCAAGGTTCGAGACAATAAGTCAAGAATTCCTTGCCCATCTGTTCCGAATTGGACCAGGTGGCGCGGTCGATCTCATAAAGCATCGAAGGTGGCACGCGGAATGCGCGTGCAATTTCGATGTTCTGGAACTTGCGGTTCTCGAGGAACTGCGCATCCGTGCTGTTGATGATGCCGGGATTCCACTTCCCGCCGTTCAACAACACTGCCGTGTTGCCGGACTTTGACGCTCCGTCATGCGTCTCATGCCAGCTTTTTAGCAGGGAAATCAGTCCCTTCTCCGGCAGGTCGCCGGGGATCTCCAGGATGCCGCCGGGTCGCGCCCCGCGGGCGAATAGCCCGGCTGCATGCTTCTCCATGGCCGCCGCGGCGCCGATCGCCTCAGCAGCGAGCGAGACGGGGCAACGGTCGAACGGGCCGCGGACGTGGATAATATCCGTCGCCGGGATTGGCCGGCCGGCCAGCCGATACGACGGCTCGCGGGTCACGACGTCGAACTGCACATCGATCTGGCCAACGGCCGGCTGAATAATTTCAACGGGCACGCCGTTGGCGTTGCGGCCGATATAGGCAAGGCCCCCGCGGTCATTGACGAGGGCCTGCGCGACTAGGTCGCGCACCAGTTCCCAGCCGTCCAGCCAATCGTTCGCGGCGCCGGCGAGCAGGGCGTGGGCAGGATGGTCGGTGGCGTCGATGTCCGTGCCGGCTTCAGCGGTGCGTTTGACGGAGATCGGCAACGTGGCTGCGGCTTCCGAGATGCAGCGAACCGCTGCCGCTACCGCTGGCACCTTCAGCGCGGCCGGCCCGGAGATAGCAGTCGGCCCGCCGGAGATGCCGAAGACAGCCAAAAGCGCGGCATCGGGGGCGGCGAGGCTTTTGGTTTCGACGGGAGCGCGGCGGTTGAAGGGCCAAATCATTCGGCGACCCCCGCCAGCCCGCGGCCGATGCGATGAAGCAGCCGGCCGGGTAGGGTGCGCGCGCTGGTGATGCCGTCGGCGTCATCGGGTGACCACGTAGAGCCGGCCGCGGTGAACACCTCTTCCAGAGGATCGTCGAGGCAGCTGTGCCGGATCACGATAGCGCCAGGCGCATGGACGGTTACGGAGGCCTTCGCTGTCAGCACCGAGGTCGGTGTGAGGAAGTCCGGCAGGCCGGCGGACACCAACATCTTGCCGATGTAGTCGCCAACCGGCATGCCCTGATTGCGATAGTCGGACATGGTCGCGGCGAGACGGGCGGCTTCGACCAGTGGCCGGTCGATGAGCAGAGCCAGTATCAGGCGCGAAACCTGGGCCGCGTTGACAAGAGCCGGGAGTCTGCCGCCAGGCGAGCGGGAAAGCTCACCGAGCTCCTGAAGGCGACGCGCCTGCATATTGACGTGGTGCGGAGAGAGTTCGGTGGCGGTCGCGACGACGTCGACAACCGCCGAAAGCGCGTAGCGCATCGGGGATCCTCTCGTCGCGACGGCGCGCGACTATGTTGATGGGAAATAAAAAAGCCGCCCGGAGGCGGCTGCTGGACGAGACGACGGGCGCCTCAATCTCGGCGGGGCCTGAAACCAACCCCTTCATATAGTCCGCACGCGACGCCAGTTCGGTCATGACCACTGGGCTGCACGCAATCACGGTGCCTTTGGGAATTGCACCCCTTCATATAACCCGCTCGGCGAACGGTTCTGGTTATAACCAGCCGGCCGCGCTGAAGGTGCTCTCCTACATATACCCGCTTGCAGGGCTGATTTAGTCACCACCAACTAAGCTGCACGCACCAACTATGCGGAGCCAATCCTGGTATTGTGCCGTAGAAGCTGAATGGTGTAGTTTGGGAGGCAGCTTGCGGTAGATATCAGGGAAGTGGGGGAGGCACCATGAAGGTGAAAATTTTCCGACATTCTGACAGCGCTCAACTGGAGACAGTGATTAATGGCTGGCTGGAGCAAAATCCGGCAATCGAGTACGTGTCTGCAGACTATCAGATGTTCTTCAAGCCGGGTGGTCCTAGCACCGTCGGCAGCATAACAGTCCACCACGATCCAGTCGCGATATATAGCGTCCTTCTCTGGTATCGCTGACCTTTTCTCGAGGTATGCCGAGGCGGCGAGCCTCGGCCAACGGCACATCTTTTTTCTCTCAAAACACCGGCACACAGACGGCACATCCGGCACAGTATAAATACTGTGTGCCGTTTGTGCCGTCTATCGTAGTATGCCCATACCCTAAACGGCACACGGCACAAGACGGCACAAAAGCAGTTATGTGCCGTGTGCCGCTACCCAGAATTCGCCGTCGTGGTGGTACACCGTGCCCGCCTCGGTGAGCGCGCGCCGCGCCCGCTGAAATCGGACCTTCAGCGTGTGTTGCCTCTCGCCGGGGCAGGCCGCATAGAACGCCGCGCGCCATTCGTCTTCGCGGAGCTTGGCGCCTTCGCGGCAGGCCTCCGTCAGGATCGCCAATGCTTGCGCGTTGTGCCCCTTTAGCTTCGCAACCAAGGTTTCTGCGAGATCGGCATCGGCGGGCACGACTACCGGCGCCATCGTCGGCTCTCCGTCTTCATCGACGCCAACCTCAACCCCTTCCATGCGGAAACGGCAGATCGGCCCTTCTTCGCCATCATTCGTGCCGTCGCAGATCAGCACGTGGGTGCCGCCTTCCTTCTTCACGAGAAAGCTGGCGTCAACGGCGCCATCCAGGTCGATCGCGCCCTTGCCGCGCTCGCCTGACCACGAAGTGTGGTGGACGACGGTGACGTGCGCCTTGGTCTCCAGCAGCACGTCGATAGATTGGACGAAGCGGGTCATGTCCTTCGACAGGTTCTGATCCCCCGGCCCGAAGGTGCGAGTCAGCGTGTCAACGATGACCCAGACCGCGGGCAAGCCTACCTCTTCGGCCGCGGCCTCGATGACGTTGCGCAGGTCTCTGGCGTCGTGCGTGCTTGAAGTGAGATCAATGCGCCCGCCGAGAACCAGAAGCGGCATGTTTGCCGGCACATCATGCCGCTTGCGGAAGGCGAGCATGCGGCGCTCCGTCAGCGCCTTGCGCTCGGCTGCTATGTAGACGATCAGACCTTGGCGGACGCGACGCCCCATCCACTCCATGCCCGCGGCGACGTGGCAGGCGATGTCGGTCAAGATCACAGACTTCCCGGATCCCGGCAGGCCGGAAACCACCGTGAACTCGCCGTCGCCGAGCACGCCTTTGACGAATGTCTGTTTCGGCGCGGCATCGGCGATCTCGCCAAACCATGTGAGGGTGAAGCGGGGCTTCGCAGCGCTCGCGGCTACCGGCTCGTTATCGTTCGCCGCAGCGGGCGCGGGCGTGGCGCCCCAGAATCGGTGTTTACCGTCCGGGGCAATGTCGATCTGCCCAACGCGGCCCTCGACGGTCGCGCCATAAAGGCACCACTCCCCGCCGTGTGGACGCTGACGGATCTCTCCGCCATGTTTTTCCCGGAGATCCTCAAGCGCCGCGAAGTCCAGATCCCGGCGCGTTGCCTCAACGGTCTCGAAACTGGTCTGGCCGGCGACCACGTCCTGGACCAGGTCCATCGCCTCGGCAGAGTAGGCGCCTTCGATCTGCGCCAATTCCGGCGCGCCCTGACGCCATGCGGCGCATACGGTGATCATGTAGTTCGTGCGGATCCAGCGGCTGAAGCCGTCGATGATCACGGCGAGCCTGGGGACATCCGCAGCGGTCAACTCGTCGAGACGCGCGGGGGTGACAGAGTCCCGGTCCACGGCGTCCCAATCGATGCGGCCATCCGCCAAGGGGAGCAGCACGCGATCACCGCACAGGCTTGCCGCGAACTCACTGAATCGAGACCACGCCGCTTCAAGGACCGGGTCCGCTTCACGCTGCGCGACGGTCATGCGGCTCGATCCCGACGGCGCCAAGCGCTTCCTCGATGACGGCGACGCGGACGGCCGGCGAGAAGTTCACCGTCTGGGTGCCGCCATTGCCGGAGGGTCCGTAGACCAGTCGTCGCCCGTCCGGTGCCTGCACGATGCTGCACCCGCTGATGGCGACGCCATCAACGGGCTCGAGGTCGAACCGGCAAAGCGGCAAGAATCCGCTGCGGCCCGGCGGCAGTGAAAGCCGGCGGGCGTTCAAAATGCGCATGTTTTCTCCTTCCCGCGCGGCTCAGCCGGCGGGTGGTGGTGGGGGGAAGGGGGAGGTGTGGTGGCGTCTAAGGCTGCAGTAGTGAGGAGCTAGGTCAGGGCAATGGCACGCCGTCTTCTAGGAACGAGCCCACCTTCAGGAGTGCTTGGAAGGCGACATCGCGGCTTGGTGGCGTCATCGCCTGGATGCACGCCTCTTTACACAACCACAACGCATAAGAGTGGTCGTCGTTGGCGCGTATCATCAGCACGTCGAACGCCACCCGATGATCATCAAATCGTCCGGCCCTCAGGGCGTCCGTGATGAACGTGTAGTCGGCTTGCGTAAGGTATCCTGACATCATGCCGCCTCGCGCTTGCCGGGAACGTTATCGTTGGCGCCGGCCCAGGTCGACGTCCGCACCTGCGCCGCGACGAAGGCGTCAAGGTCTTCGGCCCGGTAGAAAACCGCACTGCCCATTTTGACAAACCGCGGCCCGGTGCCAAAGCACCTCCACTTATTTAGTGTGCTGATCGACAACCCCAGCCGTTCCGCGGCTTCCGTCACTTTCAACATGCTCGTCCTCCATGGCCGCACCGTGCGGCAACAGACAATTAGGCGCGACCAGAGGAAAGCAGCGGAAATTTCATGCTATGGCGCGAGTTGTCCTAAATCTCGCTCTCGCCCCGCATGGAGTCGGCGATCCGGCCCGCGATTATGTCGGCGGCGGCACGTACCGGATCAACTTGCAGGTGGGCATACCTCTGCGTGGTCGCCGAGTCCGCGTGGCCGAGTAGCCCGCCGATTGTTGGTAGAGACATGCCGGATGCGGCGCCGACGCTCGCGAACGTGTGGCGCAAGTCATGCAGACGAACGCCCCCGAGACCGGCCCGTGCCGAGAGTGCCGACCATGGCTTTTTCAAATCTGCACGCGGCTTATTCGGATCGTTGCCGGCGATCACATAGGTGCCGACGCGGGGCAGGGCGGTCAGCACTGCCTGCGCAGCGGCTGACAGCACAACGGCTTTTCGGCCGGTCTTGCTGTCCGGCAGGAACAGCATACCCCGTTCCGCGTCGTACTCCGACCACCGAAGATTCAGGATCTCGCGAAGGCGCGCGCCGGTCAGCATCAAGAGCCGGATAGCGCCGGTGACGTGCGGCGAGAAAACGGTGCGGTTCTTAGCCCTGGGTGCATGCTTGGACGCCGATGGCGCATGCGGGATGCCGATGGTTTCAGCCTCGCGCAGGGCAGCACCCAAGCGCCCGATCTCCTCGGCGGTGAGGTAACGATCCTTTCCCTGTTCGGCGAACTTCTCGACACGGGCGCACGGGTTCGTGCCTTCTGGGACCAAGCCCACCCCGCCGGCCCAGTTGTAGACGGCCTTCACCAGCGTCATCGCCCGATTGGCAGTTGTCTTGCCGCCCTTGCCGTCGGACTTCGCTGCGAGGGCAAGGTGCCATGCCTCTATTTCGGCGTGCGTGATCATGGCGGCACGCTTTGCGCCGAGTGCCGGCAGAACGTGCGTGTCGAGCAGCAATTGATAATACCCGGCCGTCGACGCCTTGCGCTTCGGCCGGACCTGACGTGTCATGTAGGCGTCGGCTACATCGGCAAAGCTGTCCGCCGTCCGTTCCGCCCGGCGCTGCGCCGACGGATCGGCGCCCCGGCGGATGTCCGCGAGCATCCCCCTTGCCATCTCGCGGGCGTCCTCCGGTGTTAGCTCATCCCCGCCTATCCGCACTCGCCTCTTGGCGACTCCTCGTCCCCCGGCGCCGGGGCGATATTCCAAGACCCACGAGCGCGCGCCGGACGGCATTATTCGCAGGCCGAAGCCGCGTACCTCATCGTCGAAGTAGATCGTCGGCTTGTCGGCCGGGCGAAGCCCTGTAACAGCGCGGCGGGTGAGCTTCATGGTCGGCAT